GAGTCAATACGCATAGCCTCCGCACCACCCTCAGAGAAAGCAATAGTGTCAGCCGCAGGGAAGAAGATGCCTGTGTTGGTGTCGCCTGTAGTGGTGATGGATGGTGTACCTACAGCGCCAGCAGGGAATACAACTCCACCAGTGCCTTTTGGCGTCAGTCCAATTCCAATGTTTGTGTCGCCGCCTGTAGCAGATAGCACTGGCGCACCGCCAGTGGCTGCATTAGCAAGTGTCAACTCATTTACAGCAGATGCTGTTGCAGACACCTTGAGCAACTCATTGCCATTGGTGTCAATGACATCACCAACCAGCTTGAGCTTCTTGCCAGATCCGATATTCAAGCCAACAGATGTACCTGTTCCATCAGCGGCAAATAACGCATCAATGCTGTCCAAATCGGTGTTGATCTTGGTCCCCCATGTGTCAGTTGATGCGCCGACTTCGGGCTTTGTTAGTAATAGGTTTGTTGTAGTTGAGTCAGCCATTTTTAATCTCCATCAAATCCCATGATTGGGATGAAAGTTAAATTTCAATTCTGCTGATTTGCGTTTGCAAACAGCCTCAAAAAAGTCATCAAAGTATCCCAAAAATTTACCGCAAGCTCTTACTTCCCACTTGCTATTTCTTTTTCCTATTCTTTTTGTCCAAGAAACGCCAATAACACCAGACACATTATTTGATGGCATGGAAATATTTTTTGCATTTCCAGATCTGTCTGTGGCTCTCAAATTTACAAGTCTATTATCAGTTCTTATGTGGTTTTGATGATCAACTTCTTTGGGGCAAAAACCATAAACATAAAGCCAAGCCAATCTGTGTGCTGGATATTTAACGCCATCTACACAAATCATCCAATAGCCATGACCATCCACATTCCCAGCAACTCTTCCCTTGACTGCTTTTGTCCTAGTTACAGCCCAAGTAAAAACACCAGTCTCAGCGTCATAGTTCAACACTTCTTTCAATCGTTGCTGAGTCAATGATTCAGTATTCCTCATTTTCAACCTATGCGGCAATCTGCCAAGTTTCTGAATTGTCTGCGATATTCGACCAATTTTCTGATGTGTCTGAAATAGGCGTCCAGCTTCCAGACGAATCTGCAACTGGTGTCCAGTCATCTGGCGTGTCAGCCACAGCCGTCCAATCCTCTGGCGTGTCAGCCTCATCAGTCCACTTGAATATGCCATTGATAGACATGACGGCCACAGCATCAAACTGCACCGCAGCCGTCAGGATTGAGAAGCCAGCAACCGTCATGCTAGATTCAGCAGCAATGCTCACTGGCTGATTGACGATGACCTGCGTGCCCACAGTCATGTCAGCCCAGGCATCAATGACGATAGACACCAGCGCCACCCGCACGCCGTTGACAGTCATGTCGCTGGCATCAGTGGCGGTGAACGATCCAATAGCCACACGCACGCCGTTGACAGACATGGTGCTGGTAGACGACACAGTGAACGATCCAACCGCATACCGCACGCCAGACACCGACATGGCGCTGGACGACGACATGGTGGATGCGCCAACAGCAACGCGCTGGCCGGAAACGCTACAAGATGAAGATGCCGAGACGCTGAAGGATGCCGTCTTGACTACATTGGCGGCCACAGCGACTGTGGAAGATGCTGCAACAGTAAAAGCGCCAAAGGCATAACGAACGCCAGCAATGCTGGCGCTTGAGGTAGCTGTGAAGGTTACGGCTCCAAGGCTTACTCCGTAGGAGTAATTGCCCCGTCCGTATGGACCAGAGCCGTAAGCTGCCATGATTAGGTCAGAGTGACGTCAAGGTCGCCTGCGGGGATGCGGAACACATCGCCATCGTTGATGGTGCGTGCCGTGGAGAGTGCAGCCCATGCAAGCAAATTGCCGCTGGTTGAGGCATCAAAGATGCCAGCCCAGCCAATAGATCCCCAATTGCCGCCAGAGGCCGCCGCAAACTCAATTGCAGCCGCATTTGTGGCGTTGGTGGGTGACGTGCCAGAGACAGTGATCGTGCCGGTTGCAACCCGCGCATACGCATTGCCAGACACCTCAGTGCCGCCACCAGTATCGGAAGGCGCGGCTGTGAATAGGCCGATGTACCAGGCAGTTGGGCGTGTAGCTGAATTGGTGGTCAAGAGCCAATTCAGAACCAGATTCTCGGTGTAGTCGGTAAATGATGACATCTCGTTCCCTTATCCAAAAGTTCTGGCACGCGCCATCAAAGCACCGCCAGAGGTTGATCCACGATCATCCGCAATCTGCAACTGATCAAGGCCAGCCTGATACAGGCTAGACCATACAGGGATTCTCGCATCGTCTTGCAGGTATGGCGCAGCCTGCAACAAAGCGCCGTATAAATAGACGTCAGGCGCTTGCGTCAACAGCCAGTTTGTGGCGTTGGTGGACGACAGCTTGGAGAGCTTGGCGTAATAGGTTAACTCGCCGGTGTATGAGCCATCAGGGACAGGCAAGACGCGAATTTGTGCGCCCACAATGCCAAAATACTTTGGCCGTCCAGATGACAAATATTGAGTGGCCTTCATCACGTCCAAGGCGTCCACAGTCTCAAACTGCAAGGTCGTGATGGGGTTGGTGTTGAGCTTCAAGGATTTTGTCTCCAAGAAGTCACCAGGCAACGCGCCATATTCAGTGTCAATGGTGGCAGTGGCTCGCACAATCATCTGCCGTGTGCGCAATTGACGTTCAATCTGAGCCTCTGCCAGGCTGATGAAGTCGGGAATGGTGGAAGTCAAATCCTGCCGGTTGAGCCAGTCAGCCAGCGATGATTTGAGTTCGGTGTATGTCGTGAGTGCCATTAGACTGCCTCTTTTTCCATCTCTTCTTTGACGATCCAAGTGTGGTCGTGCCTGAATTCAAACGTGCCAATGTGGCCGATCTCTTTCGAGACATCATGGTCAATATACACCTTGTAGCCCAACTCTTGAGCCTTCTTACAAAAGAACACATCTTCGCCCATGTAGCCGCGAGTGCCAGTCTGCCAAGGCATGTCAAACCATGGCTCAGTCATGCCCTCAAAGACACCGCGCTTGATCATCATGACGCCAGTTCCGACAGAGCCAATCTCTTCCAAGCCAGTTGATTCGGGCATGGTGTAGACAGCCTGGCGCTTGCCATTCTCGTCATAGTTCTGCGCAGTCGGACCTGTAGGCATACGGCGTCTGGCGCAGTTGGCCGCCACGATGTCCACATCATGCGCCAGCAAACGCTGGATCATGTCCTGCGGGAATGTCATGTCAGAGTCAATAAACAGGATATGGCTGCACCCTTCGCGCATCGCATCCAAGCAAAGATCAGCACGCTGATTCTGAATCAGTGTGCCTTGCAGGATCTTCAAGCTCACAGCGTCAGTGGTGTTGAGTGTGTGGTACGCCACCATGTTGACCATGCAATAGGTGTAGTTGGTGTGTACTTGATCCCGCGCTGGGGTGCAGACTGCGATGTAGTTCATACTTTTCCTGGTCTGACTCGGAAGAATTTGTTGTCAGGATCGTTTAACCATTTTTTCATGTAAGCCTCGTCATCAATCTTGCCCTCGGCCTTCATCTGGTAGTACAGAGACTCAGGAATGCTGGCAACGTGATGCCAGTCACCTTTCCAGGTGGCCTTCTCATCAATGGCAGCCAAGTCGCGCTTGTTGGCCTCAATGACGGCAGTGATGTCCTGCGAAGTCTGAATCGTTGCCTCATCAGTCTCATCGTTGTAGTGCCAGGTGCGAGTCAGCCCTTGTTCGGGGTTTGCATCAAAAAATCGTTTTTCCATATAAGTAGGGGGAAGATTTCTCCTCCCCCTTCCTCTTAAGTGATTAAGAAGTGATCAAGTCTGCTGCCAGACCGTGTGCGTTCTCAGCCAAAACTTTGTGGCCCCACTCAATCAACAGCATGCGCTTCTCAGCGTCACCTGTCTTGGCGAGTTCCACTTGTTGGTAAGGACGCAGGACAGTCATCTTTGCGTACTCAGGGTCGATCACCCATGCATCGCGCTCGCGCTGGAAGCGGTTGGCGATGACGGCCACGTTGCCGAAGTCGGAAACGTAGATGTCAACTGCACCGATCAACACGGCAGGCTTTTCGCCGCCATTGATGTTGAAACGTGAAGAGGCAATGCCAGAGAAGCCAGACACGCGCTGTTTGTTAACAGGGCCGCACATCAGGATCTTTGGTGTACCGCCAGCAGACCACACCTTTTGAATCACATTCTTCAGAATGGTTTCAGTGAAGGTACGCACGTTGCCGTCAGTGCGTGCACTGTTTGGCAAGGTGGTGTAGCTTGGGTCAACGCCGTTGGTTTGCTTGTCAGTGTTGGTCTTGACAAAAGCGCCCAAAGAAGCAGTCACGCGAGCTGTGGTGGTGTTGCCTGCAACAGCAATGCCGCCATTCAACATGACGAATTCTTGGTCACGCTTCAACTCAGAACCGCGCTTGGCGATCTGATAAGCCAACTCAGAACGACGACCAGCTTTGTTGACCACTTCTTCAGTGTTCGACAAGACGATGGTCTTGCGGCTGATCTGTGCATAGTTGGTCAAACGAACAGTGGCAGTCACTGAATCGAAAGACGCAACGTCATCACCTTCCAACTGGGCGTTTGCAGCGGCGTCAGCCAGTGCATCGGTCTGCCATTCGAACAAGGTGTTAGAGACAGTTTCACGGCCAATGTTGGACATGTAAGGAGTCTCTTCGGGAGAGATGTTGGTGATCACATTGCTGAGATCTTCGCGGATACCCTTTGCAGAGTAGGTGGTGAATGTATTGCTAACGATAGACATGATGGTCCTTTATTTCAAGAGTTTGTAGATTGCATCAGCCGCATCATCGACACGGCCAGTTTTTGCTAGACGCTGTTGTGCTCGCATTGCTTCTGTATTGCTTGAAACTCTCCCTGCTGCACCAGGCTTGGCAGGTCTTGGGCCGTTGTTGGTCACTGGCTTGATCTGTCCACGCTTGGACATCATCTGGTCGTAGAGTGCCGCTTTTCGCAACATCACCACCGCCCTGTGGTCAACAACATTCTTAAGGTCATCAGGTGTGAATCCGATCTTTTGACCGAATTGAACAAGCATTGCCTTCTCAGCTTGAGCCTTCTTCGCGTCCTTCCATTCTGGAATCGCCGCCACCAAAGCCTCTTGCTCTTGAGCCAACAACGCCTCGCGCTGTTGTAGTTGTTCTCGCTGGGATAACTGAGCCAGGCGCTGCTGTTCGGATTGAATAGCCGCTGCTTTCTCTTGATTCTCCCGCATCACTTCGCGCTGCCTCACCCACTCGATGGGGTCTTCTTGATATAGACGATCCCAATCGACTTGAGGCTGCGCCGCCTGCTGAACCTGTGCCTGTAGAGCACCTAACAATTGAGCATACTGCTCACGCTCGGCACGCACCTCTTGCAACTCTGCCTCGGTCTGTTTCCTGACCTCCGCAATTTGCTGAGTCTTGCGTGTGTAATCCTGTGTCCTGGAATACCCCTTCTGAAGTTCGTCCAGCGTCACCTCGACTTCTTTACCGTCAACCTTGACGGTGAAGACTTGTGGCTGGTCTTCCTCCTCGGAATCTCCCTCTTCATCGGATTGTTCGGAATCAGTTTCATCACTGGATGCGTCTGCATCGTCCAGCAACTCCTCATCTCCCGCCGCGCCCTCTTCGGGCAACTGCGCCTCGCTGCTCTCCTCTTGTCCCTCATCGGGGAGCATCCCAGCAAGTGCATCGGCTGCTTCAGCCATATTCATTGGACCTTGTACAACACTCGCCGCTGGCGTTGGTGCTACTGTTTGCATTGGTCGTTTTCCTTATTTAAACAAGATTCTTTTGCGCACGCTCAATGGCGCGTTGCGCCACCTTGCCGTTGTCAATCAATTTGGTCAGTTCGTTTCTGAAGTTTTCAATGGCACGCAATTGCGCCCAGATCACTTCACGCTTTGAAGCCTCATCGGGCTTGCTGTTCTCAAACTCCCAATGCAAGTCGCCTCGCATCTTCTCCAAAGCCGTGGCGAACACTTCATCTTGTAAGAATTGTTCGGACCGGCGGCCTTTCCTGACATGTTCTTCGTTCATTGAGCCATTCCATTAAGGTTGATGGGTGGAGGCACATTTGCCGCTGTCTGCACCGCCTGGTGGACGATGGCCGCCTGCTGCTTCATGGCCTCACGATCTAAATTCTGCATTGCCGTGATCTCGGCAGTGCTGATTGCTGTCCCATACTTTAACTCAAGTTCGTATTTCTTGAGCATTAAGTCCTGAGCCAGTTGATCTCTTCGATAATCGTCATCCCGAATCATCTTCTCGCGCTGCAACTCCAGCTCGGCGGCCTTCTTCTGGATGTCGGCTTGGATTGACTGAGCCTGCACCTGCGCCAGCACCTGCTCTGGCGTCTGCTGTGGCTCTTCCTGCGGCATCTGGAAGTCGGCAGGCAGGGTGTTGAAGTAGCTGGATGCGTCCTTGTAGCCCGACAACTCAATGGCCTTTTGCAGGGTGCGGATGTACATGGGCAGGGACGCGATCTGATTCATCGGGCCAAACTGAGCCATGATCTGCTCTTGCTTTTGCATGATGATGTTCAAGGCGTTGATCTTCTCGTTCACATCGCCATTGCCCAAGCCAATATTGACATTGACATCCATGCTGGCATCCCAAACGCGAGGATCGATCTGCACCCACTCATTGCGCAAACGCACCATGCGGGGCTTGTCCTGGTGGGTGGTGATCAGGTGCAAGATGCCCTTAAAGAGCTTTTTCATGCCTTCAGCCATGAGCCGCGCTTGCAGCTCCAAACGGCTTTGGCTGGCGCTCACCGTGGCAGCGACCGCTGCCTTGGTGCTTGACTGCAACGCATCAGCGTCCAAGCCCATCGCAGCCTTGGACATGCCCGTGCGGTCTTCACGCATCTGGTCCATGTAGTCCAGCATGGGGAATGCCGCCTGCCCGACAAATGGCGAGCTGAAAGGCTGAACCATGCCAGGGGCACGCATGCGGATGATCGCGCCAGTCTCGTTGTTCAGCACATCGTCAATGTTCACCTGGCCCTCGACCACCGCAGTGCGAGGATGGATCGACTGCGCCAAAGAATCCAAGGTGTTGCGCATGATCTCTGACTTGATCTCTTGGATGTCGTGCGTGACATCAAAGATCGACATCGCCTCAAGTGGTGAGGTGTGTGGCTCGGGGTCGCAAGGGAAGTCCACAAACGGGATGTAGGACGCTGGCAAATTGCGCACGACCTTGTACCCAGAACCCATTGAGCAAATCTTGCGCAACTCAGGAATGCCGTCACCGTCGTAGTCGATGTTCATGTACGACTCGCAGTACAGCACCCGACGCTGCATAGGATTCAAGCTGTCGCCCGAACCAATGGTGGTGGACAAAGGCTGGCGTGCCAGATACTCGTCATTGGAGTCCAGGTCGGTGCTGGAGATGTTCTCCTCAACCTCGTCCTGGTCGTATCCCATGGCCACCAAGTCGGCCACAGTGGCCATCTGGCGGTGGGAGATGATGCTGCCATCAAGGAATGAACGCGCCTTGCGGCTCAAGATCAATTCCTCGGGCGGCACGGCCATGATCTTCACGCGGCCAGCCTTGGTCGTGCGCTTGATCTCCACATCGTGCACCATGGCCGCAGGCATCTCCATGCCTGTCGTTGGATCGACCATCGGCATCGCGCCAGGCTCTGGATAGCTGACCACAATCTTGACCTCTGCACCCTCTTGCATCAGGATCTGCAAGGTTTCATCGTCCAGGCCAGAATATTCCTCAATCTTGACCTCTTCGACCTCGTCCCACCAGTACTTGGCGATGCCGCACTTGCGCACCAGCGAGTCCTTGAACAAGGCATAAGTGATCATGAAACCGTTGTTGTCGTTGCTGAAGATGTA